GTACAAAACCGCAGGTCAGAGCCATATTTGACTGCATTGGATAGACTGTGAGGTAAATCACACCCCTTAGGGTGGGATAAACACCCAATATCCCGGCTTATACATAGTAGGGAGGATAATTACCGACTAGGTAATTAGACGACCTACACGCCCCTAGGGGGGCGTAGGGAGCTTCTAGCGACCGAAGACCCCCTAACACACTCATAGTTGAGTGTGGACAGGTCTGTCATTTTCTTTATCCACAGGTTTATCCACAGACCGTGGATCCAATGAAAAGACACCGAGGAATCCAATGAATAAACGGCAAGAAGAAGCCGCCAAGACTAAAGCGAAGGTGCTTGGCTACATCACCCAAGGCTATACAGTCGAAGAGGCGATGAGAGCTGTCGGCAAATCGGTCAAACTCTGGGAGTACTACCGATCCACCGATAAAGAGTTCAAAGAGAACGCCGACAAGATTCGTGCCGCCAGAGTAACTAAGGGCCGTACCCAATCTGAGGAATCTCTCACCAAAGGTTTTCGTGATTTCCGCAAGGAGTACCTAGACTCCGAAACTTTCGACCACCAGATGAACATCATCGATCTACTGGAAGGTCGTGACCCAGCGTGGATTCACCCATCGATGCAATACGAAAAGGGTCGCCCACAGTATGTCTTGGTCAATGTTCCGCCTGAACACGCCAAGTCGATGACTACCTCGATTGACTACCCAGTCTACCGGATCTGTATGGATCCCAATGTCCGAATTATGATTGTCTCGAAGAGTCAACAGAAGGCAACAGAATTTATCTACGCCATCAAGCAAAGACTTACCCATCCCGGCTGGCAAAAGCTACAACTTGCCTACGCTGCTGGTTCTGGCTTCAAGTCCAAGTCTGCTACATGGCAAGCAACACAGGTTTACCTTGGAGACGAACTCCGTGACTCCGATCAGAAAGACCCTACCCTTCAGGCAATCGGTATCGGAGGTCAGATCTACGGTGCGAGAGCAGACCTGATTATTCTCGATGACTGCGTGACTATGAGTAACGCTCACGAATACGAAAAGCAGATTCGTTGGATCCAGCAAGAAGTTTTAACTCGTCTTGGGCCCACCGGGAAGCTTTTAGTTTTAGGAACCCGAGTGGATTCCATCGACCTGTATAGGGAACTCCGTAACGGAGAACGCTACCCAACAGGTCAATCTCCGTGGACATACCTAGCCATGCCGGCGGTTCTTGAGTTCGGTGAAAGCCCGAAGGACTGGAAAACTCTCTGGCCTAAATCAGACCGCCCATGGCAGGGATCCGAAGAAGAACCAGCAAAAGATGGTTTATATCCTCGCTGGGATGGACACCACCTATCAATGCGTAGATCAGCTCTCGATCCGAAAACATGGTCGATGGTTTATCAGCAAGCAGATGTTGATGAAGATTCGACATTTAATGTCACCTGTGTAAAAGGCTCTGTAGATCGTATGCGAATGATTGGGCCTTTGGTTTCTGGAAACCCCGGACACCCAGAGGAGACAGAAGGATTTACCATCGTTGCAGGGCTTGACCCAGCAATCGTTGGTGATACAGCGGCCGTAGTAATGGCTATAGATCGCCGCCGTAAAAAGCGTTATGTACTTGATGCGGCAACAATTACTCGACCTTCGCCACAAGCGATCCGTGATCTCATCACAACATTTACTGATAAGTACAAACCGTCTGAATGGATGGTTGAACGAAACGCATTTCAGGGCTACCTGACACAAGATGAGAATCTACGGATGTGGTTAGCCAACCGTGGAGTGATGCTCCGGGAACATACAACATCTCGCAATAAGTGGGATGTCGGCTTCGGTGTGGCAGCGATGGCTCCTTTGTTTGGATCTGTAGATCATCAAGCAAAACATCGCAAAGATAACTTGATTCACCTTCCATCGGATCGACATGAAGGTATTAGGTTGCTAATCGACCAACTTGTCACTTGGTCACCAGAGACAAAGAACAAGACCGACTTGGTTATGGCTCTTTGGTTCTGTGAGATTCGAGCCAGAGAGATCTGTCAGTTCGGAGATTACGGTGGCAAGTTTATGAGAAATGAGTTTTTAACTCGATCAGACCAGAATCGTCAAACGGTTGTAAACCTAGACGAGTGGGCTGCTAGTAGAAGAATCGGTTAAAGGAGACTAAATGCTTACTCCACAGGAAGTAGCAGCAAAGGTACAACGGCTAAAGCACCGTAACATGGATCGTGATCGCCGTATGTCCGATGTACTTGCTGTACGCCAAGGAAAGATGCAGGATGTTTTCTTTGGGCAATTCTCTGACGAATATCCAAAACCACTTATTGCAAACATGGTGGATATCGCAGCTCGTGACCTAGCGGAAGTCACAGCCCCACTACCTGCTATTAACTGCTCTTCATCTAACATGACTAGCGATGCTGCAAGGCGTAAATCGGAGATCCGTACACGCATTGCAAACCATTACGCTAACAAATCAGACCTACAACTACAGTTCTATAAGGGTGCAGACTGGTATTACACCTATGGATTCTGTGCAGGTATCGTTGATATTGACTTTGAAACTGATACTCCACGCATTCGTTTGCTCGATCCATTCGGTCTTTACTATGACAAAGATCGATTCGGTAATGTAACTTGCGTTTCTCAGACCATCATCATGGATGTTGAGTCGATTATCTACCAGTATCCAGAGCATACAAACAAGATTAAACAGAAGTATCGTGGGCAGAACGCCAATGTAGCGATGATTCGTTACCACGATAAGTACCAAGACATGATCTTTATCCCAGATCTTGACAATCTGGTTCTATCAAATACCCCAAATGTCATCGGTCGAGTACTCGTTGACATTGCAGAACGCCCAACTGTTGATGGTCAAGCTCGTGGTCAGTTCGATGATGTGCTTCCAGTACAGATGGCTAAGGCTCGTTTTGCTCTCCTACAACTAGAAGCAGCAAAGAAATCAGTAGAAGCACCGATTGCTATCCCACCAGATGTCCAAGAATTTGCTCTTGGCCCTGATGCATTACTTCGTTCTAACACTCCAGAAAGAATCCGCCGAGTTCCAATCGAACTTCCGGGTGGAGTATTCGCAGAATCATCTAATCTTGAACGAGAACTCCGCATGGGATCTCGTTATCCAGAAGGTCGTACAGGTCAGATTGATGCATCTATCGTTACTGGTCGTGGTGTACAGGCTCTTATGGGTGGCTTTGACTCACAGGTCAAGGCTGCACAAGCAGTATTCGCTAGATTCCTAATCAATCTCATCGGTATTGCATTTGAGGTAGACGAGAAAGTCTTCCCTAATGATCGCAAAGTTATTCGTGGAACCGATGACGGTACACCTTTCGAACTAAACTACACACCATCTCGTGACATCAAGGGTGATTACACCGTAGATGTTCAGTATGGTCTCATGGCTGGACTCGATCCTAATCGTGCAGCTATCTTCGGATTACAACTTCGTGGTGACAAACTCATCAGCCGTGATTTCCTACGCCGTAATCTTCCATTCTCTATCAATGTCACACAAGAAGAGCAAAAAGTTGATATCGAAGATCTTCGTGACTCACTACGCAACGCCGTATCACAATATGCAACGGCTATTCCAATGCTTGCAACACAAGGTGGCGACCCAACAGAAGCGGTTAAACGAATCGCTGACATTATCCAAGGTCGTCAAAAAGGTGAAAGTTTGGAGCAGATTGTTTCTAAAGCATTTGCTCCGCAGGAACAGCCAGCGGCGACTGCGATGGCCCCCGGTGCTTCGCAACCATTACCCCCTGAAATGATGGGTATGGTTCCGGGAGCGGCCCCGGCTGCTGGCTCCCAAATGGTGGCTGGCCCCGGTCAGTTCTCAAGACGGACAGATCTAGCACAAGGCGGATCTCCGCAAATGTCACAACTATTAGCAGCCCTAACTGGGGCCGCTTAAACGAACAAGGAGGAAATATGTTCGGCACAAAGAAAGGCAAAGTTGCCCCAGCACCAGTTAAAGGCCCTATCAAGCCAACTGGAACTCCAAAGGGCAAGTCTGCAATGCAAAAGCTTGGCGAAACCGGTAAGCCAGCATCAGCAGGTGGAAAGAAAGTTAGTTAATAACGCTTAGAAAGGTCGGGCTATGAGTTACGATCAAGAGTCTAATGACATCGATGATATGTTTTTCTTAGCCCGACCTGCTAAGAAATTAGATTTCATATACGCATTTGTTGCATTTATGTACAACATAAGCGTTTCATTTACAGAATTTTTCTCTCTTCTCTCGAAGATTATACATTCGCATTCGGTTAACGAAGCCAAGAAGCGATATATGTGGGAGAAGTTATCCAATGACATTGAAAAAATGGAGGCTAAGAAAGATGGCTGAGTACACAGGAAGACAAGCAGCTCAGTACATCCCGGGTGGTGCATACGGTGAGGGATCAGAACTCATGGCATTGCAAACTGCACCGGGTGTAAACCTTGCAGCCTCTGAAGTTTCTGCTGCACAAATGGGTGCAGTTGCTAACGCTGTTCCAATACAGCGACCAACACTAAGTCTTACAACACCTAATCCAGACAAAGATGTTCCTATTACTGATGGTGCATCGTTTGGCCCGGGTCGTGGCCCTGAAGTTTTACCAACTCCACCTTTGGCACAAGACCCAACTGCCCAACTCATCATGTCGCTGGCTGAACTCTATCCAGATCCAGATCTCACTCGTCTGGCCCAGCGAGTTAAGGCAGAGGGTCGTGCTTAATGACAGTAGTCGGCGGAGTTAAAGGCACAGGAAGTCTGCCGAGTGTAGTTGGAAACATTCCTCTACCCGGAACTCCTGAATATGATATTTACAGACGGCAGCAAGAGAACCGTTACCTCAATCCACAATTTGCACAGCAAGTTGCTGGAATGGCAAAGGCATATCCAAATGCTTCTGCTGGTGTAGTTCTTGGTCTTGCTAAGGCTGGTGCAGTTCCTTATGGTCAGACTGCTACTGCTGCTGCAACCATGGATGGTCAAGCACTTATCGATCAACAGCGTGAAGCTGCTAAGGCTGCTGCTGCTAAATTGCGTGAGCAGAATAAGACACCTAAGGGATCACCTGCCGACTTTCTTGCACCACTAACTCGTACAGCATTCATGCTTTTGTCTACACCATTCGAAATGCTTGAAGCAAGCGTTCGTAATGCTGTAGCAGGTAGACCATTTTCAAATACTTTTGACGAGACACAAACTGGTCAAGCACTTAATCAGTTGTTTAGAACTGGTCGTATTGATGTCGGTACTGGCTTTCTTGGAACAGATGTAACCTCTGAAGTAGGTAAGGCACTCCTTGCAGCAAAGATTGCTGCTGGCCCAAAGATGAAGGGTGGAGTTCCTTGGACTTATTCCACAGGACTTACTCAGGCACTCTTTGACGATCCTGAGACAAAGGCTGCTCGTACATTCCAAGCAGTATCTGGATTTATCCTTAACCTCGCTGCCGATCCATTGACTTATGTTCCCGGTGTTGGACTACTCAAGATTGGTAAAGAAGCAGGTAAGTTTGGTGTAACACTTCGTGTTGGCCCTAAGGCAGCAGCTCGGGCAGCCGAAGCCAAGAAGGCTCCAATCAAGGCTGTGGCTCGTGAAGCAGAAGAGACATTGCCAGAACTTGCAAAGGTTCGTGCAGGTAAGAAGGCTGCATCTGGTGATCTTCGTATGCTCGAAGGTGACTTGATTAAACTTCAAGATGATTACCAAGCATTGCTTCCAGAGTTATCTCGTAATCGAGATCTTGTATACCAAGCAAAGTGGGATTCAGATCTACTCGATGCTACTTATGGTGACCTCGCTGGAAAGCGTAAT